CTGGATGACCACGCACTTTCAGTCGGAAAGGCACTTGTTGAAGGATTTCACCGACGCCCTAGAGATTAGACACCACACAACTCGAATTCGGGTCTGAAACCTGTCATGTTCATCCACGGCTCAGATGGATAATCAAGATCAGGATCATGTGGGTCAACCTCTTTAGAATACTGACTAAAGAAACTATGGAATAAACCAAAGTCAAGCTCTAGCAGTGGTCCTGACAATATCTGAAGGGTTGTCAGACTATTAAGGTAACGTTCGATTTTCATTTGCATTTCTGCGTTCAAACCAAATTTTCGTTCCATTAATAGCCTTGTATTGATAGGCACGTCCCTGATAGGTAATTTCTTTACCTTACGTCCTTCTATCAACTGTAACAATTGGTCTCTTTCCCAATTGTTGATTCCGCGATTATTTTTGATGAAATATGTAACATCTCTACTCCTTGTGCACCTAAGAGCATACTGAGCAAGAGATTGGATTACAGGGCATCCAGGATATTGATGTAAGTAACTTAACGCCTTACATCTTAACAAGTCCATCAGACGGGATTGCCTACATCGGACATAAAACTTAGAGGCCCAGCCAAAATTCGCCAGTACGTCGTAAGGATCAGTGATATTGATAAGGTCAATCCGGTCAAAGATGAGGCCGCAAAACCCAGCATCTTCTATGTTCTCATGCACTTCCATTGTAATTGTAAATCCTACGGATTTAAAATCATCAACAGTCGGACATTCGTTCATAAAAGCAACCAGGCTGTCATCTCCTTCGACGACACAAGGGGCATCTTCACCTAATAGTCCATAGAGAAATTTGATTAACATCAGGTTGCTGAATCCATTACCTAATGAAGTATTCATCTCTCCGGACATCCTCTTCGCCAATAAAAACAAGTCGAAGAATTTATGTTGACACACATTGAGTCCTCCAATAACGTCACGGACAAGGCCCATGAATTCGTTGTGCTGCGGGAGATCCTCAGTCATGTAGTCGTAGAGTTCAAACTCTATATGTTCCATTATTTCTCTTAAGAAGTGGGATTCGAAAGAGACAAAATCCCCAGTCCCATACTTGGCGCCAACTTTTTCAAGAAGTCTGATGATGTAGGCGGGCCTATCTGCCACTGGAATTTTCTTTATGAACGATTCATGTTTAAAAACTTTTTCTTCTATCAAACGAAAGATAGGACCTACAAAACACTTAAACGTATCTGACCTTGAATTGATCAGTCTCGCGTGTTTGTAAGTTGGATATGTCTCAGCTTTAACAAAAGACTTAACACATTTGTCTTTATTTCTGAGCACTCCTCGAGACTCCTCCCAACGCAGTCGCAATTCGTCTTGACGTGACATTGGATAGTTGGTTTTCTTGAGCCAAGAATCAACTGTTGTATCACTATCAAAGGGCAACTTTTCGAATGTCTTTC